TTTGCCAAAGAATATTTATTTTACTGGGATCCAGTGGCACTTTTCCTGGAATAGAAGTGCATATTTGAAACTTATCTAATAAGTCCTTAGATACATACTTTTCTAGCAACTCTTGCTGTAATTCTGTTGCCCCTCTAGGTTTCATTATTGTTTGGTTTTAGCACCAATGTTTCCAGCTCTAGTAACTTTTATTTCTAAGTCTTGTCTAAAATCATCCACAGTAGTATCAGTATTGGGATCAGCAACATCAGCATCAAACTCAGCTTTATCAGCATAGATCTTTCCTGTTCTTTTATGTTTAATTATTTCTACTGCTTCTGCAGGTATTTTTGGTAAATCATTCATTGTATATTTATTGTTAAAGATAATTTATCGTTTTCTTTATTTAAAACCTGATGATAGACATTTTTAGGTATTATGCAAGTATTACCAGCTTTCAAATGATAAATTTTCTCATCTATTTTCCAATCAGCTTCTCCATATATTTGTTTTGCAATTACATCATATTCGTGATTATGATAGCTAAAACTAGCTCTTCTTCCAGGTTTTGAAAAGTAAAAATTACCATTAATAACAAGACCTGTGTGTTCAGTTAACTTTTTATTTAATAATCTTAGATCTTCGTTTAAATCTAAAACATTTGATATAATACTTGTAAAACCTAAATCATAATATTTTTTCCATCTTTCAAAATCAAAATACCCATCTGATTTAAAAAATAAATCTGATACCAAATATTCATTTTCTGCAATTATTTCTATTGAAGCTTGCCCCCACGGATATCTATAAGGCCACCTTTTTCTGTTTTTTAAAATATTAAAAATATCGTTTTCTTTTAAATTTATAGAAACAGATTTAACTATTTCTTCAACTTTTTCTAAATTCACCCGCGCCCTTGTCCTTTATATCTTGTTTGTTTTTTTTGTCTTTTTTCAGATTTGTTTTGAGTTTTTTTATGAACACCAGGACGTTTTTTTGGCTTAGGTCTTGGCACAAAATGTACAAATTTTTGTTTAGCCATTTTCTTGTGATCTATCTATTTGTGCATAACTTATAGCACCTTGTATTGTATTGCTTCCTGTAGCTGCTTGCACTGTGATTGCATCTCCTGCTTCTAGATTCAAACCTTGAGGTGTGGCATTTACTTGTGATTTTGCAGCAACATCAGCTCTAAAAAATTCATACTCTGTACTAGAATCAGATGAATCAACTAAATTCATGTTTACTAATACGGCTGATGATCCATCGTTGTTTGCACAATAAACACTTTTAACTATACATGTTGCATCACTTGGACATGTAAACACAGTGGTTTTACCTGTGCTCGCTTGTTTAAAACCTTGGTTTTTGTATCTAATTGTCATGATAAAAAATAATTAAAAGCATCTTGTTCATTTTTAAGTTCTTGTTGATAAGAAGTATTTAACTTATCTTGCATCGTTCGTAAAGACTGAGTTACTTGTCTTTGATTTTCCTCAGTATACTTTGGTGTAGGTTCTGGTATTACAATATCTACTCTTGCCATTTAATATCCCGAATGTAATCCACCAATACCACCACTGTATGGATTTGCAACTCCTGGTGATTTTGGTGCAGAAGGTGCTGTTGGTATACTTCCACCACCCATTGCATCATCTCTAGCACTTCCTTTATTTGCTAACTGATTTGAAAGAACCCTAGCTTCTAACATATTCTCTGATTTAGCCATTTGTTTTTCTGCACGTTTGTTTGCTAAATATTCTGAAATTCCTAATGATCTTCCTGTAAGAGCAGAAACAGCAGCAAGAGGTGCAAAAACGTTTGCTCCGACTCCTAATAAACCTGTAAGCCCAGATGCTACTGCTGGTTCAATACCTAATTTTCCTGCAGCATAATTTATTGCTTTATTTTTAGCTACATTCTTTGCAATATCTACCAAGTTAGGTAATTTAGTTTCTTCTTTTGGCATTAAAGTTTCTAAGCCCATAGGTTGTAAAGGTTCATTAATCATTTGATATTGTTCATCACCTGGTACAAATATATCTGGTTCCATTATCCCCTCATTCCATCTAATTGTACATCTGCTCTAAAAGTTCCAAAACGCCAATTTTCATCTGTACTAGTATTAGCAATTTTTAAACTAGCAAATCTAGCCCTAGCTCTTGTGTCTACTTTTTTAGTTGATCCGGTGACCGTGAATGGTCCTAAAGGAGACGATACCTCAGTATCACTAGGAAAATCTCTAAGTAAAATTGTTACTTGAGCATTACCTTGTATAGTTTTAAAGTCAGGAACAAATCTTCTCATACTCATAAAGAATTCAGCATTAGTGCCATCAGGATTCAAACTAAAATCTCCTGATTCAATAAATGCAGGTATCGCAGTTTTATTTCCTGCAGTATCTACTTGATCAACTCCTTTTTCATGTTCATAATATTTTGTTGATCCGTTTATATTTGTAACCCCTTGAACAGTAGGAAAACTACCAACACCTGTTGAAGTAAATTCTGTAGCATATGGATTTGAAAAAAGATTTGCATCAACCCAAGTAGTTCTTGATAGAGAGCCAGTCACCCAAGTGTTATCTTGATAATTATAGCATACATATCTATCAATAAAATCAGATGTTGCTTGTGGGTAATACCAACAAATCTCTTCATATAAATGATTTAGACCTGCATACACTGATTCCCCAGCAGAAAAATTTACACCAAGGTTATTACCATTCTTAGTTGTAAATACAAAATCTTCCACAGCACATGGTAATGATTTTACTGTACCGTCAAACACAAAAAATCCTCCAGACTCACCCATCCAATAAACTGCACCATTTACATATTTCATGGCGTGCTGACCAATGCATCCACAGTTAGAACCTACTTGTCTTATAGAAAAAGTAAAAGGTGGTCCTACAAACTGCATTACATACGCAGCATTATCTGTCAAAATTAAAGTATAATCTTTTCCTTGAACAGCACCTACAATTTTAGTTCCTTGATCTACTCTAAATGTTCCAGCAGTATTAACTGAAGTAGGTGTATAGTCACTTATATTTTCTTGATCTGAAAATCTTATAAACAACTTGTCCTGTGTTCCAGGAGATCCTATTGTTGTCTCGGTTCCTAACATTATTAAATGTCTATCTCTATCAGACACTAAAGACATAACTGATGCAGTTGGTGCATTTGAGATTACTGTGGCTCTTGTGTTTAGAGCATTTGAATTAGAGTTAATAGGATTCCAAGAAAAAGACTGACCATTTTTAATTGTAGCAATAAGCTGTTGCCCAAAGTTATCTAAAGACCAAGATGCAGGATCAACTGTTAATGTTTGAGACAATGATTCAATACCCCATCCTGTAAATACTTCAACACCTGCACCACTCGAATGTGCGGATCTTGTCCCTGCTGCAGCTCTTGTTATACCAGTAAGATCATTAGAAGAAATACCTGTGTATGAAATAAATTCTGCTCCAACTTTTATTGTCCCTGTCGATGGAAATCCTGAAGTAGATGCAAGTGAGATGGAAGTCCCAACTCCACCTGTTCCAGCAGTATCATCTAGTAATGCTCCATTCAATGTGCTAAACACTTGTTGGCCACCACCCCATAATCCTGTACCCCAACCAAATCCAAATGTAGAACCTAAAGCACCTGGTTTTATATAAGGGGTAACTGTTGCAGATCCTGATCCGTTGACCGTTGTCCCTGCTGCGCTTGCCATAGTAATTGTAAAGGTATCACTTCCTGGCACAGTAACCACTTGAAAAGGATTTGTTGTAAAATCAGATGCAACATATCCTGCTCCTGTTGGTGGTGTTACAGAACTAAATAAAAATATATCACCAGGCTCTAAACCATGAGCTGCTTTATTAACAGTGACAGTGGCTGATGTGTTTACTGTATCAAAAGTGCAACTGGTTAAAGCTGTCCCCAAAGGTGTTATGTCAAAGAAAGCACCCTCATAATAAATCACTAATACTTTATTAGTTCCTATAGCAGCATATTTTCTACCATCTAAATCAGCCCATACAAACTGTTCTCTTGCTGCACCAATTAATGTGCTCTCTAAAATTTGTTCCCATCCCCCTATTTTTTCAGGTAATCCATACCTAAATCTTACAAAGTCACCATCAGTCCACTGACCTTCTGCACCGGTTTGTGACACTTGTTTATTAAATCCAGGGGCTATATTTACTTTTGTTAATGGCATTCTTAATTATACCTTATTTAGTTAGCTTGTGGAAGATAGTCTATTTCAATAAAAAACATAGGTAAATCATTTGTAGATGTATATATTTGAAACGGCTCTCTTTTTTTCATTAAAAAAGCCCTATTCTCAATTGCCTCATACTTTTGTTCGAGTCTTTTAATATGTCCGTTACTACTATTCAAAAATAAAATTAATTTTTCTTCTTTACTATTTTCTTTTAATGGAAACTTATGCACTAAAAGTTCATGTTCTTTTGTTTTAGGTAACATATGCAACTGACTTAAAAAAACTCTTTCTGCTTTTAGTTTTTTAATTATTGGTTGAATGATAGGATAAAAGAAATCTGATGTAACTTCTATTTTTCCTTCAAGATTTATTACAACATTGTGTGTAAGTTGATATGGTTTAATATTTATTATGTACCAAGGAAAAAATTCAGATAAAGAAATTGTTTTTATTTTATGTAAAATATCGTTGTCTAAAAAATTGTTTACTACATTAAACATCTTTTGGTTTTTTTCCATCTATAACAACGTCTTCATCTGTCTGTAAGATTTTAACTTCATCTGTAAAATTTGTTTGCCACTCAACAATAATTTTCATTAAAATATTACCAAAATGCCTTAATCCCTCATCTGATAAATGCAACTTTTTGTTTTCTGTAATTATTTTTATTTCCTCTTCTGTAAAACATATATCACAAGAACCATCTTTCTTTTGTATAAATTTCATTTTTTATCCCTCCCCCAGTAATGTCTTTTATCCATGTAGTAATCTTTGTTAGGACCATTTTTATCTACATAATGTAAAAAAGTTTGAGCATGCCAATCTCCTTTAAAAGAATCTCTCCAATGCTCTAACTCACATCCTAAATATATAACAGCATCACCTGGCTTTGTCTCTACAGGATTTCCATCTATGTATATAGGCCATGGAGTTTTGTCACTATCTATGTGAACAGTCACACTTATTTCACAAGAAGGTCTGTCAGTGTGCTTTTCAAGCACAGCATTTTTTGTGTACATTCTCCAAAAAGCATAGGTTGGTAATAATTCAAGTCCCGTTTCTTTTTCCATTAAATATTTTTTTTGAAGCATAATAGTTTCCATTGCAGTATCTCCATAAAATTTTGTATCTCCATTGTTACTTTGAAATAAATCAAAATTACTTGAATTGTTTCTATGTTTAATTTCACAATAAGAACTTAAAAAATTAACTTCTTCTTGAGTCAAAAAATTTTCTATTTTCTTAAAATTAAAATCTTTTCTTATAGTGCCCATGATACAACTGAATACCTTTCTCCCTCTGTAACAGGTTTTACCATGTGTGGAAACAAAAAATTGCTTGGCCAAATTATAAGTCTATTAGATATTTTTTCTATTTCTATGAAATATTCACCTTTTGGTGTTCTAAAACAAAGCTCTCCACCTCCGTAATTATCATTAACAAAATAAATTGCAGATAATGTTCTTGGTGTGTTTGGACCGTGATCTGTGTGAAATCTATAATGACCTCCTACAGAATATTTTAAAACATCAATACTTTGAATTTTTAAATCGTTATCTTTTTGTGTTACATCATTCAGATATTTATTAAATTTTTCTTCGAACATATTACAAAATAAATTACACCAATGAATTGTAGTTCTGCTCTCTGTATTTATATTTGTAAGAGGCCATATTTTAGTATCTCTAATTTCTTTATTTAAAGCTCCACTTGATTTATTATCAGATGCTAAAGTTCCATCTTGATCAAATTTATGTTCTTTGCATATTTCAAAAAAAGATTTTGAAAATTTTAAAGGTATTGGATTGTCAAATATTCTTATGTAAGTATTTAACAATCTACTATCTGATTCTTTTATTTCCATGATTTTTTATTCCACCATTTCTCTTTATAAACATTTATAATTTTAAACTGATAACCAAATTGTTTTGAATTATCTTCGTCTCTTGAACTTGATTCAATTTTCATTTTCCAACTCTCTCTTTTAAATGGTATTACTTGCACATAAGGTGTACCCATTTTAACAATTGTATCTAAAACTGGATATTTATCACCATTAATAATAATAGGAAAATTTACTTTAAGTGGAAATGTATCTGTATCAACAATGCCAGGAATAATTGAAAATTTATCATCAGTATTATTTAATGGAGGAACAAATAAACACGAATAACCTGGAGGTGTTTCTATTTTCCATGGGTTAAGAATTTTTAAAAATGGTAAATCTTTATTTTTATTTGTGTGAGGACACTCTTTACCAACTTGATGAATTGGATGACTATCTGGTTTTGAATTTAAATTAGCAAAATAACTATAAGGATGATCTATAAGTGTGGTGATTGAATTAAATCTATTATTATCGTCTTGACAGTTAAATTGTATTCTAAAATCTATAGGTGTTTTTAAAATGTACCCAGTTGTTAAAGTATCTAAAAAAGGCATACATCCTTTAATTGTTTTTAAATCAATATTATGTTTAATTTTTTTATACCAGTCTGGTATATTTAATTTTATTGGTTCAGGTAAGAATGGTTTATGTTCTAAATAATCTTCAGCTGCCTTAAATTTCACTATTTTTTCAAACATTGAAATTTAATATATATTGTAAATTATACTTGTAAAGGACTTATAACTGTTTGTGATTGTGATTCCACGTAATCATAAAAAGATTGACTCATAGGATATGTTAAAGACGCTGTGTCTATACCTTTTAAAAATGCAATATAATTATGAATATCATCGATCATTGGATGATTTTCATGATCAACAATAAAGTATTCAAATTCCTTAACAACTTCATTTATTTTTTGTTTCATATCTTCTTCTGAAACTGGATGATAAATATCTTCAAAGTCAGTTACTGAATAAGAACCGCTTGAACCTGTAATATAAGCTTCTTCTTTTTTTAATTTATTAAATTGTGCATCAGATATATTAATCACTGTATAATCAGATTCATTTAAATTTAGATTTGTTTTTGCTGCATCATCGGATGCTATTTTATAAAGTTGATCGTTATTTATTATTGCATATGCCATGATTAACCCTCGTTAGATAAAAAATAGATTGCGCCAGGAGTTCCTGGATTAGATGGCTGTCCTGCACTTCCGCCAGATCCAACTCCACCCGTGTTGACTGTATTTGCAAAGTAAGCTCTTCTAGAAAAATTATTTATGGTTGCTGATGGACTCGCGTTTCCAGAACTACCAGTGTTTCCCGGTTGTGGATTAGCTCCATTGCCTCCGCCACCTCCATTAACAGTCATTAAGTTTGTGATGTTTGTGTTTCCACCAGAGTTTCCTGGATTTCCATTAGTGTTTACAGGTGAGCTTCCAGCATTTCCATGACCGCCTATTGAGTAAGGGTAAGTAGTTCCTCCTGTAGTGTTTCCTGTCCAAAAACCAAAAGCACCTGCTCCCCCAGTTCCTCCGTTGTGTCCTCCAGGTCTATTTCCTCCAGGGCCTCCGCCACCCGCAGAAACAAACGCTTGGTATTTTGAAGCATTGTTTGCAACTGTGATTGATCCTGAAGATGGACCAGTAGCAGCTAAGAGTGCAGTGTATCCTGCTCCTGCAGTTCCTGAAGATGCTGCAGTTAATCTTCCTTGAGCATCAACTGTGATAGAAGCAGTAGTGTATGATCCAGCAGTCACAGCAGTGTTTGCTAATTGATCTGCACCAACAGCGTCATCTGCAATCATTGCAGATTGAACTTGAACTTCTCCAACTTCACCAGCTGATACTGCTCCAATAACTCTGTTTGCAGTTGAAGTGTCTTGAATTTTTGCATAAGTAACTTGATCGTTACCAATTTTGTCTGTAGTCACGGCTCCATCTGCGATTTGTGCCGCAGCAACTGTACCACCTAAAGTGTCTAAAGATACTTCATTTAAGTTAGTTCCATCAGAATAAGCTGCATAAATTTTTGCAGCGTCAGGAGAAAATCCTGTTCCTGATGCAGTTTTTATTGTTAGGTTTGATGGATTTGTTAATCCTGTACAATCAAATATGTAAAATTTTTCTATTGAATCTGGTATAGTACAAACTGTGCTCGCAGCAATCGTTGCAGTAGCAAATTTAATAACTAAGTTTCTAGCATTTGATAAAGCACCATCTGACATTACAAGTGCTAAGGTTCCTCCAGATGACAGAGTTACTTGTTCAAATCCAGCAATTGCTTGTTGTACTAAGTTTAAATTTGTGTTTGTTTTATCACCCCATGTACCAGCGTTTTCACCGGTTACCATTAGCTCTAGTTTTAGGTCACTTGAATAACTTGATGCCATAAAAAATTCTCCTTAATAA